AAGCAGTTGATCGCATGTCCAAACAAGGTGTTGAAGAAGAGTCTGCAGACAAAAAAGATGTACCATTTGATGGACCGTATCGTACGAAAGACGATGACAAAGATCAATATGGCAACAAGATCAAACATGCTGCTCGACATGCTGCACGTCAAGGTCTTGCAGACATGACCACAGCAGAACTCAAAGCTGAACTCAAACGTAGAAGTCAAGTGGAAGAAGAGTCTACCGATACCCGAGACCAACATGCAGAAAAAGCTGGTAAAAAAGTTACCAAAGATCTTGAGTACGACATGAAGCACAAAGGTCGAGACGATGCCAAGGCCGAAAAGGCTGGCAAGAAGGTTACCAAAGACATTGAGTACGATGACAAGAAAGACAAGAAAAAAGAAGTAGAAGAAACCACTGTGTCAGGTTCGGTTGCACCTGCTGCAGGCGGTGCTGCTCCTAAGTCAAAGAACGGCATGCAGTTTGGTAAAGGCGTATACGAAGGACAATTGGACGAATTAGACAAATCTACATTGGGCTCATATGTCAAGAAATCTAAAGTCGATATGGTTAAAGGTGCGCTTGCGGGTGCAAGCGGTGCGGCAGCCGGTGATAGTGGCGAAACAGACAAAGCTCAAAAGCAAGTTTTAAAGCGTAATTCTGGTATCAACAAAGCAATTGATCGCCTGACAAAAGAAGGTGTCTACGAAGGACAAGTTGCTGAAAGCTTTGAAAAGAAGTTGGGTTCAATCTTAAACGAAGGCATGAGTGTCAACGTCAGTACAGACGACACAGGTAAAAAGAGCATCAGCGTTAATGCCACAGATTCTGACGCAGACGCACTGGGCGATATGTTGAAGATGGCCGGCTTGTTCTCCAGCGAAGGCTACAGTAGAACATGCGAAAGTTGCCACGGCATCCACGAAGCTGGTGCTTGCGGTGCAGAGCAAGTGGAAGAAGAATTAGCCAACAGTCCAGACGAAGTCTACACAGATGCTGATTACATGACACAGACACTGTCAGGTGGATTGAACGGTCCTAAAACAACTGGTCAAACAACTGGTGCAGTTGTGAACCGTCAAGACAGCCGCCAAGGTGTAATGGCCGAAGCTGAACGAGTCAAAGAACAAGCAGAGTCACGCTTGTGGAACTTGTACAAGAAGATCTAATATGAAAAAGCTCACAGACTACATCGCTGAATCTGTGTCTCCAGTTGTTGGGGACACATTTGCCATCAACATTCGCGAAGAATGCCTGATTGAATCGCACGTGGTTGATGTGGTCGAAGATGGCATTGTGATCGAAGGTGACGAACGACTGCTGGCTTTGTTGGAAGAATACGGCTTTCAGTTGGAAACTATTCGTCGCTATGGTGCTGTAGGTTCCAGTCCAGGCATGGGTTATACCATGGGCGAGGCTTTTGAAATTGATCGTGAAGAACTTAAACCAGCACACGATAAGGGTTATGGTGATGCAGCAAGAGGCATTACAAAGAGTCCTTATAATCCGGGAAGCCCTGCAGACAAGGCATATCATCAAGGTCAAGCAGCCCACAAGCGACACTTTAGCGAAAGCCAAGAGTTGAATCTTATTCGCAGCCGTGCTGGTTTAACAGAAACTGCTCCTTACCAACCTGAAACAGATGCAGATCACAACGACCCACTAGCAGCCAAAGCAGCGGATGATGCTGCTGTTGGTCCCATGGAAGAAGATGGTGTTGATCCTGTAAATGCACAAGGTCAAGATGCCGAAGACCTGCAGGGTCAAGCTACCAGCAGTGTTGCTGGTGCAGTTGACGAAGCAGAATATCAAGGTCGTGAAGTCAAACTGGGCAAGCCCATGTCGGGCGATGTAAAAAAATCCAAAGTGTATGTGCGTGGTCCCAAGGGCAATGTGGTCAAAGTGAACTTTGGCGACCCCAACATGCGTATTAAAAAATCAAATCCTGCACGTAGGAAAAGTTTTAGAGCTAGACACAACTGCGACAATCCCGGCCCCAGATGGAAGGCCCGTTATTGGTCATGTCGGGCGTGGTAATTTAAAGGAACAAAAATGGCAAGTCAAGCAAACGTCTACCAAGGAGCAATCTCCAACGTACAAATGTACACTGACAAGGTGTCTATTGTAACTGGCAGCAACGTAGTAACCTACAATGTAAATGTGGCCAACCTGACCACAGGCGCCATCACTTCTGACACAATCTACAGCAACGCTGTAAATGTCGGTTCTGGAATGGTTGTGGAAACCTATGTAGGAGTAGGCAACTTTTTGACCATTGTGGGCGGTAATGCCACTGTTCAGGAATTGGGCACAGCATCTTCGGCCAGAGCCGGAGTCAACGGCGTCAGCTAATGCGAGCCAGAGAATTTGTTTCTGCTAAGATAACTGAAACAGCAGATGCTAAAATTTCCCGCAGGCTGCAGTCAGCCACTCGCGGTCTAAATATCTACAGTGATTCTGAACGCTGGAATGCTGATTATGTATTAAATCGCCTGGGTCAAGCAGTGGCGTCTACAGATGGTACGTTTGTACCTGAAATCGACGCCAAGTCGTGGATAGGCAAAAACAAAAGCACTCATCCATATACCCCAGAAGAACAGGCCATGTTGAAAATGGCGTACCGGGCCATTGGTGCTGATTATACAGATCTCAACGGTGGTGACATGAACAGCGAAGAAATGTCAGAAGTCAACCGGGTCAGTCCGGTTAAAGCATTCCGAGGTTATCCCAGATGAGAGCCAGAGAATTCATTCGCGAACAACGAGAGTTACCTGACGAAAGCAAAGGACCCATGCGTTACACTTACGTGATCCCGGGTTTGAGTGCTGCTGACCCTTACGGAAACTATCGTATGGGCGTGGCAATGGCACGTGCCAGAAGCGACTATGCCAGCGAACTCAGCAGCGAAAACGACGGTATTGATCCTTACAAACCTGAATGGTCTGCTGAAACTGCTTTTGGCGAACATGCTGTTGTTGTAGGGAGTAGTCCGCACATTGCACAATTGATTGATCGTGCTTTGGAAATGACTGGGACACCAGGCGGCAAACGATTAGTATCTACTGCAGACAGCAACGAACCTGCATTTGTAGATACAAAAAGTCCTGTTAAGGCATTCAAAGGTTATCCCAGATAATGGCCATACCGGATCCATCGCAGGTATCATTCTAATTTAACAGTTCCACTAATACCAGTTAAATAGAGCTATGAACAATAATCTCAAGCTCAAATTTTATTACGATCATGTGCTGTCCCAAATCTACAGCGAAGGACACAGCCCGTTCCACAAGACCATTACAGCTGACGTTGTTGAACGTTTTATTGATCCCTTAAACTTGCCCAAAACAGCCCGCATTATCGACCTGGGCTGTGGTGCTGGTTATTTCTTGGACGAAATGAAAACCCGCGAATATACCAATACCACAGGTATTACACTAAATCGCGAAGACGCTGATCTAGCACGACAAAACGGACACACAGTAGTACAAGGTGACATGAACTTTTTGGCCGACCGTGACGAATCAGTGGATTTGCTGTTCTCGCGTCACAGCTTGGAACATTCGCCATTCCCTTACATAACCTTGCTGGAATACAACCGTGCGTTGAAAAACAACGGGCACTTGTACCTAGAAGTTCCTGCACCTAACTGCCAAATCAAACACGAAGAAAATCGCAACCACTACAGCATACTGGACCGCACCATGTGGTTGCAGTTACTACAGCGCACTGGATTTGATATACAATGGTTTGACTACACATTCCCACTTGATTACACCGATGAGCGTGGACGAGTACAAGAACACTACTACATTTTTGTATGCCGCCGCCGTCGCAGTGTCGATGTTAAATAACATATGGCCAACACAGAACCGGCACTAGTCAAGACTCCTTACTCAAAAGTCAATTACACACAGCAACAGATTGATGAATTTGTTGCGTGTGCTGATCCTGTGACGGGACCGCAATATTTCTTAGACAACTTCTTTTACATACAGCACCCTACTCGAGGACGCATGCTGTATCATCCGTACGAGTACCAGAAACGCCTGATTGATGTTTACCACAACTACCGTTACAGCATCTCCATGATGCCGAGACAGACTGGTAAGTCAACATCAGCAGCTGGTTATCTGTTATGGTATGCTATGTTTGTGCCAGATTCTACTATCCTTGTTGCTGCCCACAAGTATACCGGCTCGCAAGAAATTATGCAGCGTATTCGATATGCTTATGAAAGTGTGCCAGATCATATTCGTGCCGGTGCCACAAACTACAACAAGGGCAGCATAGAGTTTGATAACGGCAGTCGTATAGTTTCAGCTACCACAACTGAAAACACCGGCCGAGGTATGAGTATCTCGCTCTTGTATGCTGACGAATTTGCATTTGTGCGTCCCACTATTGCCACTGAGTTCTGGACTTCAATCTCACCTACCTTGGCAACTGGTGGTAAGGCCATCATTACATCAACCCCAAACTCAGACGAAGACCAGTTTGCGTTGTTGTGGAAAGGCGCCAACAAGTGCGAAGATGAATACGGCAACCCTACCTTGGTAGGACAAAACGGATTCAAAGCTTATCGTAGTTTTTGGAACGAACATCCCGATCGCGATGAATCTTGGGCACAGCAACAACGTGCCGCCCTGGGTGTAGATCGTTTCCGCAGAGAAATGGACTGCGAGTTCTTGATTGCAGATGAAACGCTTATTGCTCCGGCCAAACTGATCGACTTACAGGGCCGTGATCCCTTGTACAAAACTGGTGAAGTACGCTGGTACAAACGGCCACAACCCGACCGTATATACGTTGTAGGACTAGATCCCAGTTTAGGCACTGGCGGCGATCCAGCTGCCATACAGGTGTTTGAAGCCAACACTACTGAACAGGTAGCAGAATGGCGTCACAACCGCACAGACATACCCACACAGATCCGTATCCTGGCTGACATTATTAGACACGTAAACGATGCAGTCCGTGATCCCAAAAGCATTTACTATTCAGTAGAAAACAATTCAATCGGCGAAGCTGCCCTAATCAGCATCAATGAATACGGCGAAGAAAACATACAAGGTTATTTCCTCAGCGAAAGCGGAAAAAACCGCAAGGGATTTAACACATCAAACAAGCCCAAATTAGCAGCCTGTGCCAAGCTAAAGCACCTGATCGAAAGCAACAGAATGACCATTTCCAGTCCTAGTCTTGTAACCGAACTCAAAAGCTTTGTGGCACACGGAGTCGGATATGCTGCCAAACCCGGCGAAACTGACGACTTAATCATGGCCACTATCCTAGTGACTCGTATGCTACAAGTATTACAAAGCTATCACAGCGATCTTGACACACAAATGCGCGATCACCAAGACAACATTATAGAACCATTGCCGTTTGTTATGACTATGTAATATAAATACAAGATGGAAAACTCAGCACAAAACCAATTATACGACCTACTAGTGACCAGGGACCTTGACCCTGAGTTAAAAGATGCCTTAGGCAAGGATGTAACAGATCCTGCAGAAGCCGACATGTTTACGTTTGACTGGAAAACACCAAACAAAAACTACGGCACAGTGGTAATCTTAATAGGACAAGATAGAAATCTCAAGATATTCTTTGGTGACAATCTTGGTCGTACCATGGAAAGCGATGACAAAAGTGACTGGTATGAATTCCTAAATCAAATCAAGCAGTTTAGTGTGCGCAACAACCTAATGAATTTTGAGATTGAAAACCTTAATCGGTTAAAGTATACCATGCAAGGTATGGCTGCCATCAAGGAAGGCCTGTTTGAAGGCTATTACGGTAACCGAAAAGTCAGCTACAGCGATCAACCCAAGCAGACACGCTTGGTAATCAAACACAATCGCACCTTGGGCGAAGATGATGCTCGTTTCCGTTATGTGGAAAGCCTGTTTGTAGAAACTGGTGACGATCAACGATTCAAGCTGCCATTTACCAACTTAATTGGTGGACGTGCCATGGCACGACACATTGCCGAAGGCGGCACACCGTATGATGCTTTTGGTCAGCACATCTGCGAAATCGTCAAAGAAATGAACATCTTGAATAAGTTTGTTCGGGCTTCGCGCAACAAACAGTTTGATGGCGAAGCTGCTGACCTAGCAGAATCTGCTGTGCGTCACTATCAAGATCTCAAAGCCAAAGCCAAACGCATAATCAGCCAACGTGGATATCTTCAAGAATTACAAATATTTGACCCAGCCGAAATCACCAATGCTGAATCGGTAGCAGAAGACATCAGAAACATGTTTATTGAACAAAGTTTGGATGCTAGAATCGAAGAAGCCATTCCGGTTTTAGCTCGACTATCAGCACGTAAGGACAACAGCATGAAAGAAATTGCCGAATTTGAATCTTGGGCCAAGACTGTGGCAGAAGGTACTTGGTCAACGCCTGACACACCCGAAGCTGAAAAACAGCTCAAACAACTACTAGCACAAGAGTTGCCGGTGGGACCAGATGCAACCAATGCCACAGAGCAACTGTATAGTGTGTTTGGCGATGACGAGCTGTTTGATCAGCTGGCCGAGTTGGCTGCCCAAGATGCCAACGCCGATGCTAGACCCCTGATACAAGCACGCCTGGCCGAACTGGGCATCAACATCGAAGTCCCAGCCAACGAAGTGCCCGCACCTGCTGATCCTGCTGCTGCGGCAACACCACCTGCGGAAGAACCAATGCAAGCTGAAGATATAGACACAGATGGATTCATGATGTCCAAGCGCAGCAACATGAGCAGCGAAAGCGTTGAGCGCATTTTGCGATTGGCACAACTGCTCAAATAAAATTGCCTTTTAGTGTTGCGTTGATAAATACTTTCACGTATAATCAGTGTTGTTATACGTTTGTATATACATCTTAAATCAACTTAAAAAGGCAACTTATCATGGCATCATTAGCAGAAATCAGAGCAAGACTCCAGGCAGCAGAATCAAACAAAGGTGGTCAATCATCCGGTGGTGGCGATAACGCAATTTATCCGCACTGGAACATGGAAGAAGGTAGTTCCGCATTGTTGCGTTTCCTTCCAGACGCAAATACCAAAAACACATTTTTCTGGGTAGAACGAGCAATGATTCGTTTACCATTCAACGGAATCAAAGGTGAAATGGATACCAAACAAGTACAAGTACAAGTACCATGCGTGGAAATGTG